TAGACGAACGTCTACAAAAAGAGCAGGAAGAAGCTGAAAAACAGTCGCAAGAACCAGAGATTCCACAAGTTACTTTGTATCAACCTGCACCCAAAGACATGCCTAACTGGCGTAGAGCTTTGGATGAAGGTGAGTCTAACCCCGATCTTACTGAAGGTAAAGGGTTGACGCTAGAGCAGCGAGCACAGATTAAGCTCGATGACATGCGAGCTGCTAAAAATCAGATGGAATCCAGTCAATTTGGATTGTCTGAAAACACACTTGAGATTTTTGATGCCATCAAAGGTGGTACTGCAAAAACCTGGGGTTCTATCATGACTCTTCCAGAGCGTGTCATTGACATGTCTACTGGAGCATACCAACGTGAAGTTGAAGAGACTGGTAGTTACAAAGCAGATAGCGACATCTTTGGCCTTAATGATTACGACCCACAACTTAAAACTTGGTGGGGTAAACTGCTTGAAATGGGTGTACACTTTACCGGTCTTGCCGGTGGTGTCAAGTCAATCCCTGGTGTTGGTGCTCAAGTCTCTAAAGGCGGTGTGGCAGCTGACATCGGTGTTGGTTTTGCTAGTGACCTTATTTCTGCAGAATCTCAAGAGGGTAACCTTAGCCAACAAGTTTACGAATCAAAAATCGTTGAACGGATCCCTTGGGCTGGTGAGTTTCTTAACCGTGGTCTGAGTGTACTGGCAACTAAAGATAGTGATCACCCTTGGATTAAAACCCTTAAAAATGCCTTTGAAGGTATGGGTGCTGACTTTATAGTTGGTAGTGTTCTGCGTAAGTTTGAAGGCGGAGATGTAACTGATGCTGCACGTCGAACCGACATTCAACGTCAGGTTGATGACGCTCGTGATGCAGAAGCTCGGATTAACGATGAGCTTAATGCTAACACCCGTAACTCCATTAACGAAGGTGAGCAGCGGATCGAACGGATTCAGTCAATTATTGACGGTATGCCAGAAGGTGCTGACCGTGATACATTTCAAGCACAGCTAGACACTATTAAAAAGAACGTAGCTGCTCGTAAGGATGAGCTTGACAAAGGTAAGTTTAGTGCTTACACTAACCGTGATATGGCAGATCCTTGGCAAGGTTCTCCAAACTCCCGTGCTACTTCTGCTTTTGACAGTGCTGAGCAAGCTCGTCGTCTTGACGATATGTGGCCTAACACTGGTGGCGGTTCTACCGACTCTGTGTTTACCCCAGCTCAGGCTAACCGTATGGCTACCGAAAACGGTATGCTAGAAGAAGAGATGAAGCGGATAGCTAAAGAATTGCTATCTGATTCTCGTTATCGGGAACTTGTTAACGAAGCTAAAAAGAACAAGAAATCTTTCCAGGAAGTCTATGGTTATGCATTTGAACGTATGCAAGAAACCATCGGTCGTGATGCAACTGCTGTAAGCGCCGAAGACTTCTGGAAACCTATTATGGATCAACCTACTTTCCGCACCGGTGGTCGTGAAAGTATGGAAGCTTGGGCTATGGAAAACGTAGTTGCAGCTGACCTTGTTAATGCTTCCTTGTTCTCCCAACTGCGCGACCTGGGTATTGCTAGCCGTGAGCTGTTTGACGTTGCCGATATCATGGACACCGATGGTCCGATGAAGACTATTGCTGACCGTTTGGTTGTCGGACTTAGCAATGTTAAACGTTCTCGTTATTTGATTTCTACGGAATTTACTAAACTCAAAGGTCCAGCAGCTAAAAAGGCTTTGCGAGAGCGGGACGCTACGTTCCGTGCGGAAGCTGAGGCTTCTGTCAACATGTTCATGAATATGGCTAGTAAGTCTGACGATGATCGTGTCATTAAGGCTTTGGTTGAAGCATTCTCTATGAGCAACAAGATTCAAAACTGGAAGGATCTTGACGCTTACATGAAGGCAAAACTTCGTAATACTGGTCTTCAGGATGACGCCGGTATTGTCATCAAAGAGCTGCAAACCGTTATGATGCACAGCATCCTTAGCGGTCCTAAGACGGCGTTGCGGGCTATGTCCGGTACGTTTACTGCTGCACTGCTGCGTCCTATGAACACAGCGGTTGGAGCCAGTATGCGCGGTGATTGGGATAGTGCACGTGCTAATATGGCATCGGTTAATGCATTCTTCCAAACTATTCCTGAAGCCTTTAAACTGTTTAGAACTAATCTTAATGCATATTGGGCTGGTGACGTAGCTACTGTCAAGACTCGTTTTGTTGAGGCACGTAGCAAAGCTGATGACCAATGGGCATTGTATGAACACTGGGTAGATACACGTGGTACTGATGCTGACAAAGCAGCCATGTGGATTGCTGGTAACGCACGTAAATTAAACGACAACAAGTTTTTGACTTACAGCACCTCTATTATGGGTGCTACTGACGATGCGTTTACGTTGATTATGGCTCGTGCACGGTCACGCGAAAAAGCTTTGCGGGCTGCACTTGACCAAAAGAAGGCAGGACGTGTTTCTGACGTAAGTCCTAAAATGTTGCAGGAGTATGAAAATTACTTCTACAAAGATCTGCTTGATTCTGATGGCAACATCAATATTGAAAGCGACCTGTACCTTAAGTCTACTGTAAAAGAAGCAACCCTAACTCAAGATTTGAGTGGGTTTACTGCTGGACTGGAAGACTTGTTTAATAGGTTCCCCTTTACCAAGCCTTTCTTTTTGTTTGCGCGTACTGGTATTAACGGTCTAAACTTTAGTTATAAAACTTCTCCGCTGCTTGGTCTTGCACACAAGCAAACTATTGACATTCTACGTTCTTCTGCTGATGATCTCAGCCTTGTGTCTAAATATGGCATCAATACCGCTGACGACCTTGCTAACGCTAAAGCATTGATTGCTGGACGCCAAGCTATCGGTGGCAGTATTGTGACAATGGCTGGTATCCATTATATGAACGGTGGTCTAACGGGTAATGGTCCTCAAGATCGTCGTCTGCGTAAACTGTGGATGGACACCGGTTGGAAACCCCGTAGCATTAAGATCGGCAACGTGTGGGTTGGTTATGATACTTTTGAACCCTTTAACACAATCCTTGCTTCGATTGCTGACATTGGCGACAACATGAAGCTGATGGGTACGCAATGGGGTGAACAGTCCTTGGGGCAAGTTATGCTTGCTACTATGGGTGCTGCTACTAGCAAATCCTTCCTACAAGGTTTAGGTCAGTTTGTTGACCTATTTTCTAATGAAGAAAAGCAAGCGGAAAAGATTGTAGGTAATCTAATGAACAACACCGTGCCTCTGGCCGGTCTTCGTAATGAAATGGGTAAACTTCTTAATCCATACATGCGTGAGATTAACGGTAGCATCGGTGAAAGTCTGCGTAATCGTAACTTGATTACTGAACAAAGTGATTGGGCATTGCCCATCAAGTACGATATTCTAAACGGTAAACCGATTCGTGACTGGAACTTTATTGAAAGCACTTGGAACGCTTTGAGTCCTATTAGCTTGTCAATGGATGAAGGTCCGGGACGTAACTTGCTGTGGAATAGTATGTACGATATTCGTCCTGTTACTTATACGGCACCTCCGATTGGGGGTATGCCTGGTATTCCTCTCGATGACCATCCTAAACTCCGTTCCTTGTTCCAAGAGGAAATGGGTAAGTTAAATATGGAAGCCGAATTGGATAAGTTGGCAGCACGTCCAGACGTACAAGCTTCTGTTGAGCGTATGGAACAAGATCTTAACGCTGGTAAGCGTGACCTTGATCCTATGACTACTTACGTTCATAATCGTCTTATTAAAGACAGATTTGAACGCGCACGATCACAAGCTTGGGCTAATGTTCGCCGTAAATACCCTCAACTTGTCGAACCACTTTATCAAGAAGAACAAGAGCGCCGTGCAGATATGTATCGGACTCTGCTTGAAACTCAAGGCCGTCTTGTGCCTGGAGCTTAATCCACCCGTTTCCTTTGTTAATGCGTAATGGCTACTACACAAAACACATACACTGGGAACAACTCAACTACTGAGTATTCCTTTACATTTCCATATCTTGAGGAGTCAGACGTTAAGGTAAGCCTTGACGGTGTTGACCAAGCTACAACTGCATATTCATTTGCCAACGCTACAACTATTTCATTTAACACTGCTCCTGGAACTGGAGTAGCGATTAGGATTTATCGGGTTACTAACACGGATTCTGCGAAGGCTACGTTCTTTGCAGGATCTGCTGTTCGTGCTCAGGATCTGAACGATAATAACAATCAGGTTCTTTATTCGACTCAGGAAACCGTCAACCGCCGCCTTGATAACACTGGCGGCACCTTGACGGGTGATCTGGTCATGGATAACGCAGACATCGTGTTTGAAGGTGCTACTGCTGACGCCTTTGAAACCACGTTGACTGTTGTCGATCCTACTGCTGATCGTACCATTACGCTGCCTAACGTGACTGGTACCGTGGTTACCACTGGTGACACCGGTACCGTCGCTACGGCGATGATTGCAGCTGATGCAGTCAATGGTACTAAAATTGCAGATGACTCGATTAATTCTGAGCATTACGTCGATGCATCTATCGACACTCAGCACATTGCAGATGCACAGATTACTTCTGCTAAACTTGCTGCTGATTCTGTTATTTTTGGCAAGGTTGCCAGCAATGCGATCGGTACTGACCAACTTAATGATAGCGCAGTAACAACCAATAAAATTGGTGCTCAACAAGTTACTACGGCTAAAATTGCAAACGACGCTGTTACTAATGCAAAGATTGCTAATGATTCTATTGACTCAGAACACTATGTAGATGGGTCGATTGACACAGCTCACATTGCTGATCTGCAAGTTACTTCTGCTAAACTTGCTGCTGATTCTGTTATTTTTGGTAAAGTCGCTAACAATGCGATTGGTACTAATCAACTTAATGACAGTGCAGTAACGACTAATAAAATTGGTGATCAGCAAGTTACACGGTTAAAATTGCAAATGACGCTATTGACGGTACTAAACTTGCCGACGATGCTGTTGATTCTGAACACTATACTGATGGATCAATCGACACGGCTCACATTGGCGACTCTCAGGTAACCACTGCAAAGATTGCAGACGCTGCTGTTACTGTTGCCAAGATTGCTGATGCTGAGCTGCAAGAGCTTGCCACTATGGGTGGTTTGACTGCTGCTGCTTTGGCTGATCTGACTCAAGCTGAGGTTCAGATTCTTGACGGTGCAACGGTTACTACTGCTGAGCTGAACCTGATTGATGGTCTAACTGCAAACGCAGCTGATCTCAACCAACTTGATACTAATACTCTTACTAACTCTCCCACCTGGACTTCTACCTCTCAGTATCCGTCTGCTGCTTCTATTGACAGCCGTATTACTGCACGTATTGATCCCCTTGGTGGTTTTGAGGCTATTGCTGATGAAGATAGTTTCCCCGCTACTGCACCGCCTGAAGGCACCGTTGTCAGTATTGCTAACGCAAACGGTCTTGCAGTTAACGCAAGCGGCGTTGGTGCTGGTACTCGTGCTGGTGGCAGTGACGCTGTAGTTATCAACGGCTTCCCGTCTGGCTTTAACAGCACCTCCCTGGATGACGGTATTGGTCTGCTGGTGGTTGCCACTAGCACTGCTCATACCTACGACTTCCACCGTGTTGTTGCTAAGGATGAGGATGTCCGTCAGCTGAGTTCTGACATCAACGACTTCAAGGCACGTTACCGTGTTGGTTCCAGCAACCCCACCACTGACCTTGACGCTGGTGACCTGTTCTTTAACACGTCTACCAATAAAATGTTGGTGTACGATTCTGGTGACGCAGCATGGGAAGAGGTTCAGTCTATTGGTGAATTCTTTATTAACACCCTGAGCAGTTCTGGTGGTACTGGTGGTGGCTCTGCAACCTTTAATGGCACTGCTTACCGATTTACCTTGAGCAATGCTCCTACGTTTGCACAACAGCTGTTGGTTAGCATTAACGGTGTTATTCAAGAACCTAACAGTGGCACGGCTCAACCGACTGATGGTTTTGCTATTGATGGGGCTGATATTATCTTTGCTGCTGCACCTGCTAGTGGTTCTGACTTCTTCATCATCACTATGGGTTCTACCGTCAACATCGGTACTCCTAGTGCTGGTACTGTTGGTACTACTCAACTTGCTGACGGTGGTGTTACTACCGCCAAGATTGCTGCAGACGCTGTAGACGGAACCAAGATTGCCGACGATTCTATCGACTCCGAGCACTACGTTGACGGTTCTATTGACACGGCTCACATCGCTGACGATGCAGTCACCGCTGCAAAGCTGGCTGACACCGCTGTAACCGCTGGTAGCTACACTGCTGCTGACATTACTGTAGACGCTCAAGGCAGAATTACTGCTGCAAGTAGTGGAACAATCAGTACAGCAGAGATTGCTGATGACGCAGTTACCGCAGCTAAACTTGCAGACACGACTGTAACCGCTGGTAGCTACACGCTGTCCAGTATTACGGTTGACGCCCAAGGACGTATTACTGCTGCTTCTAGCGGTAGTGCTGGTGCTTCTGATGCGATCACCGAAGGCAACACCACTGTTGAGTGCGTTGACACCGGCAGCGACGGTCACATCACCTTCGACACTGAAGGTACGGAGCGGATGCGTATCAATAGTTCAGGTGATATAGGCATCAACGGTACCACAAACCCAAATTATCACCTTACTTTTGCTAACACAGGTTCACGCGGTGCAGGTATTGATTACAACAGTGGCTCGTCAGATACTAATTTAGATCTTATTTCGCTGGGTAAAGGCGCGGGCTGGGAGGGACAGATCCGCTTTTATACTTCAGTGTCATCCGCCACCGCGTCAGAGCGGATGAGGATTACTGCTGACGGGAGGTTGTTCTTTGGTGCAACAAGCAGTTTTGACAATGCCAAGTTTGAAATAACTCAGCCAAACGCATCCAACAACGGACTTAGCGTAAGGGCAAGCAGTGGAAGCTTTGGAAACGATGTGTTCATGGTCAAGGCTGATCGCAACACCACGAATGGTACTTTTAATGCGATTACCTATTACAACCTTGGCGCTGGTGCGCAGAGATTTAGAGTTTTTGATAACGGCGACGTCCAAAACACCAACAACTCTTACGGTGGTATTTCCGATGCAAAGTTAAAAGAGAACATCGTTGACGCAAATTCTCAGTGGGATGACCTTAAGACAATTCAAGTCCGTAACTACAATTTCAAAGCGGAGACTGGGCAGCCAACCCATACCCAAATTGGTGTTATCGCTCAGGAAATTGAAGCAGTCTGCCCTGGTCTGGTTGTTGAAACAATCGACCGTGACGCAGAAAACAACGACCTTGGCACCACGACCAAATCGGTCAACTACTCCGTGCTTTATATGAAGGCTGTCAAAGCACTTCAGGAAGCGATTGAGCGGATTGAAACCCTAGAAACCGCCAACGCCTCCCAAGCCGCCACTATCGCGGCGTTTGAGGCTCGCCTTACCGCACTTGAAGGAGGAAACTAATTTACTATGGCACTAACACAAGTAAAATCTGACGGCATCGCTGATGGTGCCGTCACCGCAGATCAAATTGCGGCTAACGCAGTTACTGTTGACGACATTGCTGACGGTAGTATTAGTACTGCAAAACTGGCAGCTGACTGCGTAGACGGTACAAAGCTTGCTGATGATGCAGTCAATACCGAACACATTGCTGATGACGCTGTAACTGCCGCTAAACTGGCGGATACAGCTGTCACTGCTGGTTCATACACTCTTGCAAGTGTAACTGTAGATGCACAAGGCAGAATCACTGCAGCTTCAAGCGGAACGGCAGGTGATGCTGACAAAATTGAAGAGGGTAATACTTCTGCGGAAGTTGTTGATACCGGCTCAGACGGTCACTTCAAGGTGATCACTGAAGGTACTGAAAGATTCCGAATCGCTAACGATGCCGTCTACACCTTTACTGGAGGTAATTCTGCATCAGATCCTGGTGAAATTATTCTTAGTGGAAGGAATAGCTCTAACCTGACCCGTCCTGCTGGCAAGTTTCTTATTGGTCCGAATGGTACAGATTCATGGACTGGTGAATTTACGCTTCAGCTAAGAGACGATGGCGCAACTTTTCAGGATCGTTTCTACGTTTCTGGTAAAACAGGCAACGTCGGGATTGGCACCACGAGTCCAGCAGTTACCGTCCACGCTGAAGACGCACAATGCGAGCTGCAGCTGAAGTCAACCAGTGGCTCTAACTCTGCGGGATTGCGGTTCGTCCCTGGTGGCGAGACAAACGCGCTTTACATCTATGCAGATGGAAGCCGGAATATCAACATCGACAATCACGCGACTTCTATTGCAAGTTTCCGTGCAGGTGGCGGTCTAACCTTCAACGGCGACACGGCTGCTGCTAACGCGCTGGATGATTATGAGGAGGGGACTTGGACTCCAACCATCGGAGGCACGGCTACCTATAACATTCAATGGGGGTATTACATCAAAGTTGGTAAGTTAGTTCAATGCTGGGGTGGGTTGCGCCCGTCAACCATGGGAACTGGCAACGCTCGTGCTATTCAGGGGTTGCCTTTTACTGCTATTGCTAGTCCCTCCTCTACGTTTACAGGAGGAGGGCATATTGACTGGTGTGACTACTCCGTTAATGCTTTTTACAACACTCCTGCAATACAAATTAGTCCTAACACAACCAATACTGTCATTGCCCTAAAAACTGGATCTTCGGTAATTTTGCAAGCGGATGCTGATTTCTGGAGACCAAACAATCGTGCTAATTTTTATATTAGTTATCAAACCAACTGATAAGTAATTTTGCCTTAAACCCGTCTCATCTGGAGGATGACCCTAATGGCTTTTACCGAACGCCAAGAACACAAGATTGAAATTATTCCCCCGTACAACATCCTGCAATGCCGTCGTGCGAACATTGTTGAAAAGGATGGTGTCGAAGTGGGACGCACTTATCACCGCCACGCCAAAGCGCCTGGTGATGATATGAGCGAAGAGTGCGCTGAGATGCAAGCAGTTGCTACGGCACTCTGGACCGATGAGGTTGTTGCTGCTTATCAGGCAATGCTTGCTGCTCAACAACTGCCTCAGTAAACCCTTACCCCTTTTAGAACAATGATTGCACTTATCCGTCCCGTTCTTATGTCGTTCCTTAACAGCGACAAAGTGAAGCGATTGATTGTTGATATGCTCCGCAAACTGGCTGAGCAATCTGATAACACTGTCGATGACAAGGCAGTAGAATTTATCGAAAACGGTCTTTTCCCTAACAAATAATGACTCATTATACAGCTACGCTACCTGCATACGACATTCCTAGTAAATCCTACGTAATTTCTACGGGATCTACTTCGGTAAACCAGCAGTTGTCTCACGATTGCCGCAGGATCAGTATTCATCCTACTGGTCACCCTATTTTTTACGGCATTGGTAACGCAAGTCAAGTTGCTGAAGGCGCTCCCGCTGAAGCTGTGGCAGTAGTAACTGCCGCTTCTGCTGGTGTTGCTGAAGTCCGTAAAGTTACTCTTTCTGGTTTCTACGAAGTTGGCGATCAGCTGACTGTCGTGGTTGATGGTACTTCTTTGACCTATGAAGTCACAGCAGCAGATCAAAGCAACACGGCTGCGACGACGCTTTCTAATGTGGCTGCTAGTGTCCGTGACGCGCTTAACGCTGACGCAACTATTAGCGCAGATTTCACCGCTACTGCTAGCGGCGCTGTGGTCACCATAACTCATGGCACTGTTAACACTGCATTCACTTTGACTGCAGAAGTTACTGCTAATGACGATGATACTCACTATGTTAAGACTGACGAACGTATTTACATTAGCGTTCCTCCCGGTTCTTACATTGGTTTGAAAACGACTAACAGCAATAGCGGTACTTGTTACATTTCTGAGTACGTCTGATGGACTTGGGAGCCCCGCCGGTACTGCCGTCTCTACGGCTCCCTGAGGCCCCTCTACTACCCCGTCCGGTATTGGAGGTACCACGAGCTACTTTACCCTCGTACAAGCCGCTTGTAGTGCCTCCTGCGGACCTTCGGCCACCTCCGGGAGTCAAGGGTACGACACCTTCCGAAACTAAGAAGGCTAAACCTAAGCCTCCGCCACCTAAACCACCCGCTACACCGCCACCACCGTCACAGGTTCGTTACGTTGATGTGCCTGGTACAGATTATACTGTACCGTTACCGAGTAACGAGATACTTGTGACGGCTGGCACGACTGCTACTGTCTCAGTTGCAGCCACCCTAACAGCTACTGCTATTTTTAAGCGGACAGTTAGCGTCCTTAAACCTATTATTAAGAAACTGCTAACTAAGAAAAAGAAAAAGGATGAAGGATGACAAACACAGCTTTCTAAGTGAAGTTGTTAAAGCACTTGTACTTATTTGGAGTGCCGGTGTTCTTACAGCATCCTACATGGGAATGCTGCAAAAAATGGATCCCACTTTCGTAGCCAGTTTGCTTAGCGGCACTCTTGCTTCGTATGGGATCAGTCGTATTGACAAAGATTCTAAAAAAGAAACCCCTAAATGAAGAAACTTCTTTTACTGGCTCTTCTGTTGTCACCCTCAGCAGCTTTAGCTCAAACTGTTACTCCCCAGTTTACTCAAGGGAGTATGCAGGCAACCACAACTACAACCCAAACCATCACCGAAACTATTGCTACTGAAGTGATGGGTGGTGCATATTCATCATGGTCTGGAACCAACGTAACCCCAAGTGGGGATATAACCGATTCTTCGACTACTTGGTCCGTCACAACCGCTGGCGAACAGTTTCAACTGGAGACCGTAAACCGAACAGCCGGAGTGATCGAAACAATCGACATCACCAGAGACATCGAAACTACCTCTACTACTACCTCGCTTTCTGTCTTCTCGCAATAACTCCGGTTAAAGCAGAAGAACCAACAGTAAGTAACAACGCATCGCCCATTGCGGCAGCAACGGGAAACGTGACCAACCAAGCAGTCCAGTTCCAGAACAACGGTGCACCCAGTAGACAACAGTTTACCGGCGGTAACTCGTGTAATGGAACAACAATGACGTTTTCCCCATTTTACATGGGTAACGATACGTTGCCTCAAGGCTACACCCGCAATAATAACTACGGTGCACAGCTTAATTTCTCCGTTCCTTTGGATGGTGGGATGATTGAGCAGTGCAAACAAATAGCTAGGCGGCACGAGGAGAAACTTCGGTTGGATTACGAGCTTGTAAGAGCTTTAAAATGTACCGAGATCATGAAGGCTGGATTTACGTTCCGTCCTGGGTCTCGGGTAGAGGTACTGTGTCACGACATCGTACCTATTGTGTCTTTGACAAATGAAGAAAAAAGCAACTGAGGATCAGTTTAACGAGCTTCACAGCCTCGTCACATCTGAATTCCTCGCACGAATTAAATCTGGTGAAGCCACGACACAAGATCTCAAAGCAGCTTGTGACTGGTTAGCCAAAAACGACATTAGCGGTGTTGCCATTGAAGGCAATCACCTGGACAAGTTGGCAAACGTATTGCCTACTATTGATCCTGAACTTGTACAACGGAGGTTGTATGGTACGAAAGCGTAGCGGTCCTAAGTACGCTAACGGTAA